CACTTAGTGATGCACTGAAACCTAGAGAAGATTAATGCCACAACAATTCTTTTATGATGAACAAATTAGACGTTTTTTACTACAATTTATTCGTGCATTTAGTAACTTTCAAGTCGAGTATGGTAAAGATAGAGACGGACTTACTACCTTGCAAACTGTTCCTGTAAAATACGGTGATTCAACACGAATGGTTAGTGCTATATTAAGAGAAAATAGTGAAAACAAAATTATTCCTACACCTATGATTTCATGCTACATTACTGGTTTAGAATATAATCCGGATCGTAGACAAGATCCTACTTTTGTAGAAAAGAAGCATATACGTATGAGAAAATTTGATCCTAACACAAATGAGTATAATACACAACAAGGAAATGCTTTTACAATTGAACGTATGATGCCTGTTCCTTATACACTTAATATAAGTGTTGATATATGGACTAGTAATACAAATCAAAAATTACAATTGTTAGAACAATTATTAGTACTTTTTAATCCAGCATTAGAAATACAAAGTACAGATAATTATTTAGATTGGACTAGTTTAAGTTATATAGAACTTACCGGCACACAGTTTACTAGCAGAGCAATTCCACAAGGAGTTGATGAAGCCATAGATATAGCAACATTACAATTTATAGTACCTATATTTTTAAGTGCACCTGCAAAAGTTAAGAAATTAGGTGTTATTAATAAAATTGTTGCAAGTATATATGATGACCAAGGCGGAATAGCCGATGGTGTTATAGATGGTCAGATATTAATGGGCACAAGACAAAAGTTTACACCAATGAATTTTGGTATAATTTTATTAGGAAATACTGTACAAATATTAGACAGAAACGAGACAATAACTAATAAAGTAGCATATAGTCCTTTGAATGACCCTCCCACAAAAATTGGTAGCGATGATGTAAGTTGGGCTGCACTAGTAAATCAATACGGAGAATTACAAAGTGGTATAAGTCAATTACGTTTAGAGACAGGAGGTACTGCAGAAATAATAGGCACTGTGGCTTTCCATCCTAGTGACCCTCATAAATTACTATGGACAGTACAAAGCGATACAATACCAACAAATAGTTTGCCTGCAATAACAAAGATTATTAATCCACTTAAAAGTGCACCAGATGTAGGTCTAGCCAGCAGTATACTAGGTCAAAGATATTTAATATTGAACGCAATAGGCGATTCTAGTAACACAGATGGGCCTGATGCTTGGGGTGATCTAGTGGCAGGAGCAAATGATATTATTGAATATAATGGTGTAAATTGGCAGATTGCTTTTGATAGCAGTGAAGAAAAAGGTATACAGTATATTACAAATAGTCACACAAATCTACAATATAAATGGACTGGATCAGATTGGATAAAGTCATATGAGGGCGAATATAAGGCAGGCGATTGGTCTATAGTATTATAATAAGTATTTTACTTTTGTTTACACCTATAAATTTATCACACAGTGAATTAGTTGTAGTAGGCGGTAAAATGTATCAGCCTAATAATAATAAGAAAACTTATGGTAAACGTAACCAATTAACTAGACAACAAAAAATACAACAAGGTTTAATTAAAGAGCCAAGAATGGTTACATGTAGACTAAAAAAACGGGTCAAAACAAAATCAGGTGAAGAAGTTTGTATATATCAGGGACAAAACCGAACTTACGAAATGGCAATTGAAAATAAATGTCCCCGTGAATATAAATGTAAATATAATCCATATGGATCCGAGCCAAACATTGGAAGTGTAATCGATAGTTTAAATGAAGCAGTCAAGTAAACAGATAAATCAAAGTGTAGGTGCACTTTTTTTAAGTAAAAAAACAAGTAGATATCTTTTTGTATTACGCAGTGGTGCAAGATATGATAGCACATGGGCATTTGTTGGTGGCAAAGTTGAGAAAGGCGAAACTGAATATACTGCACTACAACGTGAAATTGTAGAAGAAATTGGTTTTATGCCATTAGTTTTAAAGACTATACCTGTTGAAAAATTCACAAATGCAAAAAATAATTTTACATATATAACTTACGTGTGTCTGATAGAAGAAGAATTTGTACCTAAGTTAAACGATGAACACAAAGGTTATGCTTGGAGTAAATTGACAAGTTGGCCAAAGCCTTTACACCCTGGTGTATTTACTACGTTACAAGTAGACGAAATAAGTGCTAAAATAAAAACAATAGAAGACTTAATGTGCAAGGATTAAGAATAGTGTACTGCACCTAAAGATGCTAAGTTATAATATTGTATTTTAGTAATTTCCTTTATGTTAGGAATCCAGTTATACGCTTCCGGCATAAGTCCTAAATCTTTGCATACATAATAAAATTCTACGTCATCGTATAATAAGAACAATTTTGCACAATCTTGTATAAATTTTCCATTTGCACCATCTACATTTACTTCCTTATATGCATCGTGTTTTCCGTAATACATATTATCATTTGGCGCATTATATGTAGTCATTCCAACTAAAAAGATTTTTTTATGTCCATCTGCACATGCAAGTTTAAGTGCTAACGTACCTGCATTATTAGGTGTAAAGTGTGGATATAAGTGAAAGTGTCCTTCGTGTTGTAATATATTTTTTACATTACTGAATACTATATTTTCTTTTCCGTACCCGTCATCTGCTATTTCACTACAAATCGTTTTGTTTGTACAAATTAAAAAGTCTGGAGTAAAGTCTTTATACAATAAATTGCAACCATAAGTTTGACCTACACTTCTTACTCCGTCCTTGCCACCGGTTTGTCCGTTTAATAAATTTAAATCAAAATTATCTCTGCTTGTGCTATTTCCAATTACGTGTGCAATACTATCATGATCATCGTTTAAAATAGTCTTTTCAACCCATATCATACTATCCGGCGAATTTCTATTTTTCCAACTTGTATTTTGAGATATAGTTTCACCAGTATAATCTGCAGTATAAAATTTACCTTGTGGCATTAAATTTTACCTACAACAACTTCTATTACATCTTTACCTGCACCGTATTTGTCTTCTAATGCTTTTCCAATAACACTACCTGTCATTGGGTTACTTTCTTCTTTCCATGCTTCTGCATGTCCTGATGTACCACTAGAAACCATCAAATCACCTTTTCGTATTTCTCCAATTACCTTGCAAGGCACACGCCCTATAAGTCCTACTGCTACACCGTCACTATTACTATTCATTAGATAAGCAGGATCTGTACTAACTATACCTGCTATTCTTTTATCATACTTAGCAGTGCATTCTGTAACTTCTTTTTCTCCACCAAAAACTAAAACGGTGCCTGCCTCATAATCAGCATCACTGGCATATTTCTCTGCTAAGTCAGCGTATTGTGCTGATGTTGCAACACCATTAAATGTTGTAGCATCTAGTTGACCAGAACTACTGTTAAAAGTTAAATTAGTACCTGATTTTGGTGGTAAATTACCAGTTGCGGCAGTCGTAAATAATACATTACATGATGTATCAGAACTTTCATCTGCAACTGTAACTGCAGTTGCAATAGCCGCTGTACCAGTTGTATCTGCATTTTCTAATGCTAATGTACCCGCTGCCGCTGGCAAAACTACTGTAACGTCTCCTGTACTAGCAGGCCCTATAAGTGTAACTGCATTAGTTCCGTTGTCGCTATCTTCAAAGAACTTTAAGAAACCAGCACTGGTTGCTCCATTCTTAAGATCACCGCCTGCATTTATTGTAGGTGTTGTAATTACCGGAGTGGTTAGTGTTTTATTTGTAAGTGTGTCTGTAGTTGCTTTACCAACTAGTGTGTCTGCTGAAGCCGGAAGTAGAACTGTTACATCTGCTGTGCTTGCTGCACCTTGTAATGTAACTCCATTTGTTCCGTTATCTGTTCCTTCAAGAAACTTAATACTACCACCTGCACTGTTACTTGCAGCACCCATTACAAAACTATGTCCTGTTGCAGTTGTTGTAGTTGCTGCTAAAGAAGTTATGCGATCTGTACCATCTACATTTGTGACTATGCTTCCTGTGCCACTGTCAGTGACTTCAACTTTACTATTGCCTTCGTTAATTTTATCTGAACTTAAACTAGAAACAGATGAATCGACATATGCTTTGGTTGCAGCATGTTGGTTAGCAGTAGGATCCGCCACATTGGTAATCTGATTGTCACTTACATTTATGCTTCCTGTGCCGTTTGCATCAAGTGTAAGATCCGCATTACTTACATCACTTTCTATTTTGTTACCGCTTATTTTAATTTGATCAATGTCAGCACTACCACCAATTACAATACTGCTAGGTAATCCTATAGTAAATGTGCCTGAACTTTCACCAACTGTAATTTCGTTTGAAGTGCCTTGGAATGAAACT